CCCAACAGGTAGTATTCCTGCTCGCCATCATTGAACGACACGGAAGCGTTGGTAACGCCACCAAGGAAGTACATGTTGGCAGGTACGCCGGAAGTGGGGCGAGAGAATGCACCAGCCACAGCAGGCGTAATTGCAGGACGAGTGGCGCCAGACAGGGCACCAACATAAACAATGGTGTCCTGACTCTTAATAATCTGAGTGGGATGTTGAATAGCCATTGAAACAATGCGAAGGAGCGTAATTAACGATTAAGGACACTTCCTACTCCCACAACTCTAAAGTAGCCGTGGATGGGTGTGCCCAAAAACTGACGGTAATGGTCAGTCATTTCGGTCGTAGGGAGTAATTCAAAACGCCCCTCCTGATTTTCAATGATGGCTTTAGCCACACTGCCAGGGGGCACTCCCGAAAATGCTAAAGGGCTAACTAATCTGCCTTTCATGTAGATGGCAGTTTCATCAGCCCCAATCCGCTGTTCGTAACGAGTGTCTCTAACTTGCTTCAATGTCGCGTAATACGTTACATCATCAGTGATTTCAACGTAATTACCCGTGGCTGAATCAACAGCATATCCGCTTGCCACTGCAAATACAAGAGTGGTATTAGCTAATGGCGGAGCAGGATTAGTCATTAAACGACAAAGCCAATAATTGAAGCATTTGAGGCAGTTTCAGTGAGACGCTTAAATTCTTGTCCATACAACGTGGCATCTAAGCCTTTGCCATATGCCTTACCATCTGTTGCGCCAATCATGACGCCCATTTGTGCAAGTTGAATGGCAATAATGTGAGCAGCAAGAAAACGAACAGCCCTGTCAGTTTGATCACCAAAGATGTCAGACGAAACATCAGCTGTAGCACTTTCAATGGCGCCGTTCACAATTCCCGATGGATGGGGACTGAATTCAGGGAAGCGCTCTAAAAAGCCAGAATAGGTGACTGTCATGCTTTTCCTGTGCGAATTGCTTCAAGACGACGATTGATTGCATTACGCACCCTCACTCGACCTTCAATCTTCTTCCAATCTCGGAATTTCTCCTCATCATAAAGAAGTTCAATGGCCTGGATGGCTTGAGTCAATGGAAGTTGAGAAAGATTTTCAGCAGACTTGGGAATAGTTTCCACTTGCACTGGTTCTTTCATTTCTTCAATTGCCCCAATGCGAAGAAGCGATTGAACAGTAGGGTTCGATTTTGCTTCCTCCCATTGATCATCAGGAATTTCCTGGTTTAAACCAGGAGCAAGGTTGATCACGCCAAGCTTCGTAATCACCCCAAAACTGGCTTCTCGCGGCGGATTCTCAAGTTCAGGACGGTAGGCGATAAACATTTGCGATGTTCTAAAGAACTGCTGCTTAGCCTAACCGTCCTTTTTTTAAAAGCCAATAAATGGCTTATCAAGGAGCCTGAATGTAAATGACGCTCTTCGGATAGTACAGAGAAACGCCACCCACACGAGCATGAGCAGGAACGATGAATTCCAGACCACGCTGTTGAGGCGGGAACAGCTCCAGAGGCTGAGGAATGTGCAGTTGCACCTTACCGGGGTCACGACGATAGATGACCATACGGTTCTTGCTCAGGCTGCTCTTATCCGAATCAAGCTCATTGATGGGCTCAATATTACGGATGAACGGATTGGTGCGCAGGAAGTATTCCATCACCGTCATGTCCGAAGAATCGGAATTACGAGTGATAGAAATGCGGTTGTAATCTTCCCATGCAATCAGGATGGTATCAGGCTGCTCCTTCATGTTGGAGCCGTTGATGATGGCAGTCACGCCTTCATTCAGCAGGTCCAGCATGTCTTGTGCAGTGGTGCCAGTGGCGGTAGCGCCAGTGAACCACTTATCAGCCGACACAACGTCAACAGTGGGGTTGTTAAAGAAGCCCACGAGGCCAACAGAAGACTCACCAAACATGGCGATTTCTTCCACTTTCTCCTCATAAGCACGACGCACTGCAGCAGCACGACGTTGCTCAAGAGCCACATTGGCCATTTGTGCTGCACGAAGCTCTTGCACCGTGTAACCAAACGAACCACCGAAAGAACGAATGTTGATGCTCTTCTCGGTTTGGCTCACATCAGCACGCGGCAGATCATCAGCAGCGTCAGAAATGAGCTTAAAGTCACCAGTCGCATCCATAATGCGATAGGTGAAAGTTTGTGCACCAGGACCAGCTTCGCTAGTCACAGGCAGGATAGTTGCATATTTGATGTCGGCATATTCGACTTCAAATACTTGGGGACGGATGTATTCAAGCTGGCGCTCAAGGAACAGCCCAGCCTCGTCCATACGGAATTCGCTCATTATGTCCTCCTATCAGGAATCAGCGGTGAGGGTGAAATCAGGGCCGTTCAGCTCCAGCAGAGCAACGCCAGCACCAGTGGTCTTGGAAACCCAGCGTGCGCCGCTAAGACGGCGAGTCTTGCCGCTCACAAAAGCATGCGAGAAGCGGCCAGGATGTGCGCCAGCAGTGGCGCCAGTGTTGGTCACGTAGTACACGCGAACGGGCGAAGTGTAATCAACAGCGCCAGTCACATACACAGCAACCACGCCTTTGTTGAGCACATTAAGAGCTTGCTCATTAGAAGCACCGGGACGGCTGTTCGCATCAAGAACAGTCTCTTCGATGTAGGTGAGAGCATTCACACCCACAACGGTGTCGCCAGTGGCAGCAATGGTTTTGGCGGAGTTGCCAACGGTGCCAGCACCATTCACAACAAGCAGATCGCCAAAAGCAATAGTGGCGCCAGTTTCATTCACGAAAGTGGCAACATTGTTGTCCGAAATGTCAGCGAATTGGCCTTCCAGTGCAGCAGTCAGTTCCAGCGGATAGCTGGACTGAACGCCACCTGCAGAACCTGCGCTGGTGGTAAAGGTAACAGCCATGGATTACTTAGCCTCCTTAGAGACAGAGAGAGGGGATTTCCAGGCATTCTGCAGCTTCTCAATGTAAGAAGAAGGAGCAGAAGCAGGCGTAGCAATGGAAGCCACTGCTTTACGCAGATCTTCAGTCGAATCTGCGCGGTTTGCAGCATCTTCAGAGATGGTGTCAAACATTGCCAGAACGTAATCGTCGGAACGCTCGTCCAAAGCAATAGAATCGCCACGTACAGCCTTGATGGCATCAACCATCACTTCACGGGCAGTTTTGCCGCCAAATTCGTAGGCAGCATCAAGAACAGGCTTAGCCTTGGAAATCAGAGCCAGACGCTCTTCAACGATGGAATCAACGTTGATTTGCTTGGCTTCTTCCAGTTCGGCCTTTAAGGAATCGACTTGC